CAAGGAAACACAGGAGCCACTGGTCCTGTTGGCGATTACGTGATCTCTTGGAACGGTTCTACGGGAACTGTGGTGTTTTCTAATTATGTTTCCAGTTTTAACGGACTAACCGGCGCAGTTGATGGTGTCACTACATCTGTAGCAAACACCTTTACTGCACTCCAGTCGTTCGCCAACGGAATATCTGCAAGTGGGATCACCGTAAACGGCAGCATGAGCGTGTCAGGAAACTTTACCGTGAGCGGTGGTGTCACCTTTACCACAAGCGAAACAGTACTGATTGAAGACAACATCATTACGCTAAACTCCAATGTAACCGGCTCTCCAAACGAAAACGCTGGCATTGAGATTGAACGCGGCACATCAGCGAATGTGCAGTTGTTGTGGAATGAGAGCAGTGACAAGTGGACATTTACAAATGACGGCAACGCATACTACGATCTACCGACATCTGTGGTGGCATCGTTCAACGGTTCCACTGGATCAGTAACCGGTGTTGGATCTTTTAACGGACTAACAGGGCCAGTAACCGGTGTTGGATCCTTTAACGGTTCCACTGGAGCAGTAACCGGCGTGGCATCCTTTAACGGTTCCACTGGAGCAGTAACCGGCGTGGCATCCTTTAACGGTTCCACTGGAGCAGTAACCGGTGTTGGATCCTTTAACGGTTCCACTGGAACAGTAACCGGCGTGGCATCTTTTAACGGACTAACCGGCGCAGTTAGTGGTGTCACTACATCCGTAGCAAACACCTTTACTGCACTCCAATCCTTTAGTTCGGGTATTAGTGCGGCGGGTGCTACTTTCAGTGGTCTTACAAGATTCACCGGTACTGGATTATGGATAACGACCGGTAATATTCAAGTTGGTGGATCAGAGTTTTCACTTGGAAGTGGCGCATTTAATTACTCTCCAAATTCAGAAATTTTTAGTCTTTTCGGTCAACAATACATAAATCAGTCCTATAATTACCAAGCTGCACGCTCGGCTTTACGATTAAATGCAGGACCAAATCAATCTGTACCAATATTTGCAGCATATAAACAAACCACAGAGGGAGCCCAACTTACATCAACATATACTGCAGCCAACATGGTTGCCGGTATTGATAACAATGGTGCCCTGTTTAGTTCGGTGGGTTTGAGCGCAGCGGGTGGAATTACATTTAGTTCAATAGTAAATTTTACATCAGGAATGAGTGCTTCTGGTGGAGTAACATTCTCTGGTAATGTAGCCATGACCAGTACCTCTTCGCATACTGGTCTTGCGAGTTTTGCGGGTGGCATCAGTGCTGAGGGTGGTGTCACCTTTGCTGCGGCAAACATTAGTGTTGGTGGACTTGTGGTTGGGCGGGGATCCTCCGATTCCTCCAACACTGTGGTGGGTTATGGTGCGCTCGTCTACAACACCGTTGGCGAAAGCAACTCTGCGTTGGGTCAGTATGCGCTCCGATACACCATAAGTAACGGTAACTCTGCGGTGGGTGCGGGTGCGCTCGCCAACAACACCAGCGGCGGCTACAACTCTGCGTTGGGTGCGGAGGCACTCGTCAGCAACACCGAGGGCTCAGATAACACTGCGTTGGGTGCGGGTGCGCTCGCCAACAACACCAGCGGCGGCTACAACTCTGCGTTGGGTGCGGGTGCCCTCTTCACCAACACCGAGGGCTACGACAACTCTGCGGTGGGTGCGGGTGCGCTCATCAATGCTGCCACAACGAACCAAAACACCGCAATTGGAGTGGACGCTGCTCGGTACAAAACAGCGTCGAACACCGACCACACCGCAGGCGGAACAGCAAACATCTACATTGGCTACAGGTCACGGGCAAGTGGTAATTCCCCAATTTCTGAAATTGTGATTGGCTCACAGGCGTTGGGATTAGGTTCCAACACTGCCGTGATTGGTGCCACGACACAGGCATCTGCCACCATTTACGGAACTTTGAATGTGCCAAGTACCACAGCAAGCACAAACAGCACCACGGGCGCACTTGTGGTTGGGGGCGGCATCGGCGCGGCAAAGGATTGCTTTGTCAACGGATTGCGTATCGGTCGAGGTGCGGGCGATGTCAGCACCAATGTTGCCATCGGTCCGTCTGCTCTCAACGCGAACACCACGGGTGCAAGGAATGTCGGTGTCGGCTCGTCAACTCTGGCTGCGAACACCGCAGGAGTTGACAATATTGCAATCGGTTCACAGGCTCTGTTGCAACTCAACGGTGACGGCACCTCGACCGCCTACGGCAATGTGGCGATTGGCACAAGTTCCATGTATCGAGCAACCACAGCACGATTCAATACTGCTGTGGGATATCAGGCGCTGTTTGGCAGTGCCGCTGTCACCTCCGTTGGCAACACAGTCATCGGTTACAACGCAATGGTCAGCAACACATCGGGAGGGTACAACTCTGTCATCGGTATAAACGCCCTGTACTCGCTGACCACGGGCATTCAAAATACTGCGGTGGGCACAGAGGCATTGTTCTCAACGAACGGCTCGAACAGCACAGCGATTGGTGTACAGGCTCTGTATAATGCAACAAGCGGCAATCAGAACACCGCAATCGGCACGAATGCTGCACGATACAAGACGGCATCAAACACGAACCACACATCGGCTGGCACAAACAACATCTACATTGGCTACGAGTCACGGGCAAGTGGTGACGCACCAAGTTCTGAAATTGTGATTGGTTCTAGCGCAGTTGGGCTGGGTTCCAACACTGCCGTAATCGGAGCAACATCCCAAACATCTGCCACCATTTACGGACAGGTAAATGCACCAGGCGGAGTAAGTGCATCTGCTTACGCACTTTCTTCCAGTGGAATAAATGCTCAAACCGGCACCGCATACACTCTTGCTGCATCAGACAACGGCAAAGTAATCACAATGAACAACGCAAACGCAATTACTGTTACTGTGCCCACTGGACTTGGTGCAGGATACAGTGTTACTGTGATTCAATTGGGAGCAGGTCAGATCACTTTCTCTGCATCAGGAACCACAATTAACTCGTTTGGATCTTACACCAAAACCGCAGGCCAACACGCATCTGCCTCTCTTGTTGCCTATGTTGCCAACACATTTAATCTTGCAGGAGCATTGGGAACATGAGACACATTGTGAGTTTACGAGGCCACGCCAATGTTCGGGATGTGACTCCCAATGCTGTTCAATGGGCAGATGTTGGGACTAACGCTACTGGTTTTGGTACTCAGTTCCACGGTTCTTCCCGGCAGATTCAGGGCATAAATCAGCCAGTAACTTTCAAGGTCTACTACGAAAATTCTAGATCACAACTGTACTACAAAGTAACAAACTCTCAACCTGCGGGCACACAAGATTTCAACCTACTAGATGTGGGCCCGTCAGATCCATTTTTTACTCCACCTTCTATGGATGCAATTCCACCCGAAGACAATTTTGAGATAACAGTTTCCAATGGGCAATGGATCACTTTTGCATCAGACAATGCTTCTGGCACAGTTGAAGTAACATTGAACGGTTCTGTGTTTGATACCTTTGATATGTTTGAGAACTAACTACGAAAGAACAGTAAATGCCAAATTCTAACAAAACACATTGACTTTCAAATAATATCGATTATAATGCTATAAACTATGAACTTAAAATATTTGAAATTGCACGAATCTGCTCATGATCTCGTATGGGGAACACAGAATTCTGCGTGTTTTGATATTTGTGCCCATTTGATTCCCACACAAGAAATAATTTGTTATTTGGCATCAAATAAAAAATTCAATACAATTTGTTGTCAAGAACAAGACCATAAACGATATATTGAACTGACTCCTTCGTCTCGAACATTGATTCCAACCGGAATAGTGTTACAAATTCCATCGAAACACTCAGTCAGAATACATCCTCGTTCCGGCCTTGCATTGAAACAAGGAATCGTTCTGGCAAATTCCGAAGGAATAATAGACGAAGATTATACACACGAATTGTTTATTATGTTGACAAACATTTCAATGAATTCTCATAAAATATACAACGGGGACAGAATAGCCCAAGGAGAATTAATACCCAAGCTTGATTATTCTCTGGAAAGAAGTTATACTGTATCATCCAAAACTGAACGCACTGGTGGATTTGGCTCTACCGGAGTAAATATTGAAAATGAAAACCAAAACAATTGAAGATTTTTTATTGGAAAATGCAAATTCTAATAGAATTCCAATACTAGACGAAAACGTTTGGGCAGAAATTAACAGACTTTGGTCGAAGGCACAAATTCGAAAAGAGTTTGCAGGTTATGTCATCAAACACAAACCAGAGTTTCCATTCATGGAAGTTTCAAAAGAAACAATGGAAGAAAGATTTCAATCATTAAAAATGATGAATTCTTCTGATTTTATTTTAACCAATTTCTCGAATGTGGTTGAAAAATATTCAGATTACAAGTATCCGTTTTCTCGATACGGCAAATTAGTCATAGATCTCCACAACAAATTCAATCCAGTAAGTAATTATTTTCAACAAAAAAACAGAATGTCGTGTGGATCTTATGGTTTCAAAAGTCCGTTGGAAATCTGGACCAATCAATCTGAATTGGAAAAAATGAATTGGACTTTTTGGAGGTTGGGAAACAAAAGCGTCGGACTAACTGAATATCGAGGCTCATTTCGTCTCGGTGCATATGTTGCAACACAATTCAAACCAAACGTCGCCAAGACGTTTTATGACCTTACTCGCGCAAAGACCGTCTGCGATACCTCCTGTGGCTGGGGCGACCGTTTGGCGGGGTTTTACGCAACGCCAATGACTGAATCGTATTACGGTTGTGATCCCAATCCAATGACATTCGAAACATATAAACTTCAATGTCAAGAATATGAAAGGCTGTTGGGTGGAACTCCACGACTAACAGAAAAAGAAGATTATTTTGAATGTACCGGAAAAAAACATGTAGCAATTTTCAGAAAACCAGCCGAAGACATGGATTGGCCGCTGGTCCAATTTGATTGCACATTCACAAGTCCTCCATATTTTTCAACAGAACAATACAACAAAGGAGGAGACAAAGAAGAAGATCAATCCTGGAATCGATACGCAGAATACGATAAATGGAAACTAGGATTTTATTTTCCGATGATGGATAAAGTCTGGGAACGAACACGCAGCGGGGGATTTGTTTGTATAAACATCATGGATCCTCAAGTTCGAAATAAAAGATATCGAGCCTGTGACGATCTTGTGGATTATATGAAAGAAAAGAACGATTGTAGATTTATAGGTCAAGTGGGAATGCGAATAAAACAAAGACCTAAAAAATTAGATGCAATGACATTGCGTCAACATCTGTCTACAATTTTCATCGAAAATGTTTGGTGTTTCAGTAAAGACATAGAGGCAAATTTTCATTTGCCTACGTTGGAAAAATTATTCATTTAAAAACGAAGGAATATTATGAACAGAGAAGAATTATTCAATCATCATACAAAAATAACAAATCAGGCACTTCATATAATGAAAATGAAAAATAATGATTATGCTGGCAAATCGGGAACAACTCCGTTTGCAAATTTCGAAAGATGCGAAGCAATGGGAATATGTTCCACTGAAACTGGATTTTTGGTCAGAATGACAGATAAACTTTCTCGCTTGAGTACATTTGCATCTGATGGTAAACTGTTAGTGACGAACGAAGGATACGAAGACGCGATATTGGATATTATCAATTATTGCATATTATTTTCTGCGTACATAGAATCCAAAAAAACCAATGAGTAAGTTTTACACAAACGTATACAGTTCTTACGATAAAATTTTATTACGAGAACGCGAAAACGGAAAATCTGTAAACAAAATAATAGATTTTAAACCATCTGTCTGGATCGAATCAGACAAACCATCAGAATATAAAACTATAAACGGGATACCAGTATCTCGGTTAGAATTCCAAGATAATTCAGATTACAGAGAGTTTATTCGATCTCACAGTGAAATACAAAATTTCAGAATCCATGGTGCAATTGGATTCGAATATCAATTTATAAGTCAACAGTATTCTGATATTGCAGATTATAAATTTGACGATTTAGATATCATGTATATTGATATCGAAACTACATGCGAAGACGGATTTCCTTCCATCGAAATGGCCACAGAATCTGTTATTTGCATCGGAATCAAAACAAACAAACAGAACAGTGTGGTTTTTTGTTTAGGAAAGTATGCCCACCCCGATCAATCCGTAACAGTATTTTCTTATGATGACGAAAGTGAGATGCTGACTGCATTTTTAGATTATATCAATGCAGCACCCCCTGATATTATTACTGGATGGAATGTAAAGTTTTTCGATATTCCTTATTTGTTGAACAGAATCAAAGAAGTTTTGTCTGCAAAGGATTTCAAAAGAATATCCCCATGGAAAATCATTAAACAAAAAACAGTTAATTATAAAAACAAAGATCATCTCGTTTACGATATAGTTGGAATTTCAGTTGTTGATTACATGGAGTTGTATCAAAAATTTACTTATGTCACGCGAGAATCTTATTCTTTGAATAATATTGCCCGAATCGAATTGAATGAAACAAAAACCAGTTACGACGAATACGAGAGCATTGCAGACTTTTACAAGAAAAATTTTCAAAAATTCGTTCAATATAACATCCAAGATGTAGAATTAGTTTACAGATTAGAATCAAAACTGAGACTATTGGAACTCGCCGTTGCACTCGCCTATAGCGCCGGAGTAAATTTCACAGATGTTTTTAGTCAAGTTAAAACGTGGGATGTTATTATCTACAATTATCTCATTCGCAACAAAATAGTCATTCCCCCGAAACGAGGAATTAAAAAAGAAGAACAATACGCGGGCGCTTATGTGAAAGATCCTTTACTTGGTATGCACGATTGGGTGGTGAGTTTTGATTTGAATTCTCTGTATCCACACATCATCATGCAATATAATATTTCTCCAGAAACAAAACTGCAAAGCAAACTCTGGAAACGAAACAAGATCAATCCGGATCGTATTTTATCGTTCAACGAATCCGCAAACGAACCAATAGAAACAGAACAGGCTAAAAAAGAAAATGTAACATTTGCTGCGAATGGAATTGCATTCAATAATGACGAAGTGGGATTTCTGGCAAATCTGATGGAATCCATGTACGAAGACAGAAAAAAATACAAGAATCTCATGTTGGCAAGTCAACTCGAACTAGAAAAACTAGACAAGAATGCTTCACAAGAAAAAAGAAAAAAATTAGAATACGATATCTCAAAATATAAGAATTTTCAAATGGTCAAGAAGATTCAATTGAATTCCGCATACGGTGCGATAGGAAATGAATATTTCAGATATTTCGATGTAGAACTCGCCGAGGCAATTACTCTTTCTGGTCAACTGAGTATTCAATGGATCGGACAATCTCTCAATCGATATTTAAATAAACTTTTTAAGACTATAAACGTGGATTATGTTGTTGCAAGCGACACAGATTCGGTTTATCTTCGACTGGCACCAGCTGTAAAACAGGCTTTGAACGATTCCAAAGACACCAAAACAAGTATAGATTTTTTAAATAAATTTTCTGAAAAAATAATAGAGCCCTTTATTAATAAAGAATTTGATCGTTTAGCGAAACTGATGAATGCAAAAAGAAACATGATGTTTATGAGTCGTGAAGTTATTGCGAATAAAGGACTCTGGACCGCAAAGAAACGATATATTCTGAACGTGTGGGACTCAGAAGGAATCAGATACACAGAACCAAAACTAAAAATAATGGGAATAGAAACCACAAGAAGTTCAACTCCAGAAATAATCAGAGAAGAACTCAAGGCATGTATCAATATTATCATGAATAAAACAGAAAACGATCTCATCGAACATATTCAAGAATTTAAAAGAAAATTCATGACATTCAAACCAGAACAAATAGCCTTTCCTCGAACAGTCAACGGAATTTCTACTTATCAGGATGGAATCTCGATATATAAGAAGAACACTCCGATAGCAGTGAAAGGTGCTCTTATTTACAACTGGAACATCAATCAAATGAAATTGGGTAAAAAATACAAACCTATTTCCGATGGAGATAAAATTAAATTTGTTTATTTGAAAATGCCCAATCCGTTCGGTGGTGTCAAAGGCGAAGATCACGTATTAAGCTTTTCTACAGTAATACCAAAAGAATTTGACTTAATGGAATACGTGAACTATAATGCACAGTTCGAGAAGTCTTTTATTGATCCGTTGGTTGGTATATTAAAAACAATAGGTTGGAATACAGAAAAACAAAACACTCTGGAAAGTTTATTCGATTGAAAGGAAAATATGAGCAATTATCTTAAAGATATAATCAAAAATTCAGGAAATAAATATGCGTCTGTTGTGGAAGACGGAATAGACGGCAGCGATGTTGACGGATTTTTAGATACCGGCAGTTATATTTTGAATGCATTGTTATCTGGTTCTATTCACGGAGGAATAGCAAATAATAAAATTCTCGCGCTTGCAGGAGAATCAAGTACAGGAAAAACTTATTTTTCTGTGGGTATAGTTTGCAAATTCTTAAAAGACAACAAAGATGCGGTTGTTTTGTATTTCGATACCGAACAGGCAGTAACTTCTGATATGTTTGTGAAACGCGGAGTGGATCCGACACGAGTTGCTGTGTTTCCTGTTTCTACTGTAGAAGAATTTCGTCGTCAACTCATTTCCATTATCGACAAATATCTGGAACAACCTGAACCAGAAAGAAAACCAATCATGGTAGTTTTAGACTCTCTTGGAATGTTGTCAACAGAAAAAGAAGTTGCAGACACAGCAGAGGGCAAGTCCACAAGAGACATGACTCGCGCTCAAGTTGTTAAATCTACATTTCGGGTTCTGACCCTGAAATTAGGTCAGGCAAAAATCCCTCTAATAATGACAAATCACACCTATGATGTGATTGGATCATACGTTCCAACAAAGGAAATGGGAGGAGGAACTGGACTCAAGTATGCTGCTTCTACTATTGTGTATCTTTCAAAGAAAAAAGATAAAAATGCAGATGGGGATGTGGTAGGAAATATTATTCATTGCAAACTGTATAAGGGAAGACTCACCAAAGAAAACAAGATGGTGGACGTGAGACTCAACTACGATACCGGATTAGATTTGTATTACGGACTCACAGATCTTGCATTGGAACAGGGCCTGTTCAAGAAGAACAGCACAAAAATAGAGTTGCCCAACGGAGAACGAGTGTTCGAAAAACAAATCAACGATAATCCAGAAAAGTATTTTACCCCAGAAATACTGAAACAATTAGACGAAGCAGCAGGTAAAGTATTCAAATACGGAGTCTCAGAAAATTAAGATGCAAGAAATTAAATCTTTAATATTTTCCAATCTTGTAAAAAATGAATCATATTCCAGAAAAGTAGTTCCCTTCCTAAAAACAGAATATTTTAAATCCAGAACAGACAGGTTCTTTTTTGAACTTGTATCAGATTTCATAACAAAATACAACAATCTTCCCACAAAGGAAGTAATGGGTATCATGTTGGATAAATTGGAGGGAGTTTCAGAAGAAGAAGTCAAAACTATTGGTCAACTAATCGAAGACGCATACAAGCCAGTTGCCGATGTTGATTTTGTTTGGCTCATGGACGAAACAGAGAAATTCTGCAAGGACAGTGCGGTATACAATGCGATAATGGAATCAATCAATATCATTGACGGAAAAGGAAAATCTGACTCTGGTGCAATACCAGATATTCTTTCTAAAGCACTCGCCGTATCGTTCGACAGTCATATAGGTCACGATTATCTGGAAGATTCTGAAGACAGATATAATTTTTATCATACAGTTGAACAAAAAACAGGATTCGATTTAGAGTATTTCAATTTGATCACAAACGGAGGAACTCCTGCAAAAACCTTAAATATCGTTATGGCAGGAACTGGAGTAGGAAAGTCGTTGTTTTTATGTCATCATGCCGCCAATTGTCTGAAGCAAAATCAAAATGTTCTCTACATCACATGCGAAATGGCAGAAGAAAGAATTGCAGAAAGAATAGATGCAAATCTCTTAGACATTACAATGGACGATTTGAAAAAGTTACCACAAAACATGTACAATAAAAGAATAGAGAATATATCAGAAGTGGTCACGGGCAAATTGATTATAAAAGAATATCCCACAGCAACAGCAAATGCAAATCATTTCAGATTTTTACTCGATGAACTTTGGTTGAAAAAACGATTTCGACCCAATATTATTTTCATCGATTATTTGAATATTTGTTCGTCTTCTCGACTCAAAAACGCAAACAATACAAATTCTTACACTTATATCAAATCTATTGCAGAAGAACTCCGAGGATTGGCAGTGGAATACAATGTTCCTGTTTTCAGTGCAACTCAAGTCAATAGAACAGGATATCAAAACAGCGAT